GTACCCAAAACCTACACCGGCAAGCCGCAAGATATTCTGGTGGCCATGCAATGGGGCGCAGAGATCGGCCTGGCACCCATGCAGGCGTTACAAAATATCGCGGTGATAAATGGGAAGCCCAGCGTCTACGGTGACGCAGCGATGGCGCTGGTGCAGGCCAGCCCACACTGCGAAGACATCGAAGAGTATTTCGAGGGTGAAGGCACGCCGAACCCGACCGCTGTGTGCGTTGCCAAGCGCAAGGGTCGCAAGCCGGTGGTGGCCAAGTTCTCGGTCGAGGATGCCAAGCGAGCTGGCCTGTGGGGCAAGCAGGGGCCATGGCAGGCGTACCCAAAGCGCATGATGCAGATGCGAGCTCGAGGCTTTGCGCTGCGTGATGCGTTTCCTGACGCGCTCAAAGGGCTGATCACGGTGGAGGAGGCGCAGGATTTCCCGCCAGAGGCCAAGCCACAGCCAGCCAAGAATATCACTCCGCTGCCTGCTAATCCACTGGATCGGATCGCGCCGCCCGAGCCAACCGCAGTGATGGAGGCAATCATCGCCACCACGGTGGATGAGTATGTGCCGGATCTGGATGAAGCCAATTCTGATTTGCAGAATGATTCTGCAGAATCTGCAGAACCTGCTGCAGAACCTGGCGTGATAAGCATCTACCAGCTTATGGTGCCAGGCAAAGGTGATGCCGGGCCGGTGGTCAAATCAACCCACGCCACCCAGCTGGATTGGTCTGCGGCCTACGAAGAACTGGCCGATAAGACAATGTCAGCAGGCAAGGCAAGTGAGCGTGACAGGATGACAGCGTTAAAAAATTTTAAGGAAGCGAACCAGGCGATGTTCAAACAGATGGAACCTGGCGCGATGCTGCAGCACTCGCAGGCTTACCAGAAGCGACTGCGAATGCTGGGCGCTGAAATGAACAGGGAAAAAAATCCCGACTGATAGCCGGGAAAACCCGCTGGTACCTTGGTTGGCGCAGGAGTGGCGCGGTATCAGCGGGGGGTGTTCCTCACTGCTTCGTACTGACGGATGCAGGTGTCGAGGGCTGATTGGAGCCTTGCTGCGTCGGTGGCGTACCTTGCAAGAAACTCTCCATTTCTCCGATCCAGTTCCGCTCCAGACGCTCCACTGCAAGTGCTGGCGGTACTGGACACGGTACCTGCCGGGGCGGTGGCGGGGCGCTCGGGGCGCTTGCGCAGGCTGTCAATAAGCCGGTCAGACCGAGCGCTAATATCTTTGATGCGTTCATTTGACTCCTCTCTCAGCTGGTCAGCCTGGGCCTGCAGCTGCTGTTCCTTCTCGCGTGCAGCTGCCTGCGCCTTCGCATACTCTTCGGCCAACCTGGCCTTCTCCTGATCCCACTGCGCCTGTACCTCGGCCTTACCTGCTGCCGAGCCTTTGACATAGCCACCAGCGCCAGCCACTGCGACAGCGATAACGGCAGCGGCAATGAAATAGGGATTCATTTCGGTGGAACCTTGGTGCCTTCCAGTTTCTTATGCACCTTGATTGTCTTGCAAACTTCCTTCTTGGTCTTCGGATCTTCCCGGCAAACTTTCTTCATTTCGCCACCAGCGTGGACGTTGAATGCTAACAGCAGGCTGGCTGCTACGGTTGCGGCCATGCGAATCAGTACAAAAGCGTTCATGGTTCCCCCTATAGTTCAGGTTGCGGCGCTGCGGGTGGTGCTGCTTTACCGTTGAAGCCTGCCGCCACAGGTGGTGGTGGGCTAGTCTCTAGCATAGGCTCGACGCGCTGATGCACTGGTGCCGGAGCCTTGGGTGCTGGTGGTTGCGGGTCAGTCCAATCGCTGGCCTTGCTAACACCAGGCGGTGGGTCGATCAGCTTGGCCACGCCGTCCTTGCCTTTGATGGCCAGCAGGGTTGCCAACGCACCGAGGATGTACTTCGACATGTCCGACAGCAACATAAAGAATTGCTTGTCAGCTGGTGCGATAGAGTTCATCGGCTGGGTGACGAACACGACCGAGTACATCGCCAGGCTCGACATCATCAGCAGCACAGCACAGAAGGTCGTGCCGATGACTAGTTTGATGATCGAATCAATTTGATCTGGAGTCCATTTCATTTTTGTTCCTCCGGCTTAAAGTCAGCAGCTGGCACCAGCTGGTCGGGGCAAGTGCCGGTCACCGCGCAGGTCGGTCGCTGGCACTCAGGCTTGTTCCAGTTCTTGTTGTCCTGACATGGATAACGAAAGCGATCCTCACACCCAGCCAGCAGCAGCAAGATCAGCAGGTATCTCATTTCACCCCCAGGACATGCAGCGCGTGTTTGTAATGCTTGATCCGGTCTTGCAATCCTATCGTGCCGCCGTTGATCCGCTTCGTCATACCGAGGATGTCATCAGCGTCGGCGAATTTGTTTAGACCATTGGTCTCCCAAAACCAGCAAGCAGACTGTGCAGCGCCCTCGAAGGTGGCAAGATACTCAGGCACATCATTGATGTCCATCTCGACCGAGTCAGCAAATGCCTGGTAGTTTGAGCGACCGGTCAGCTGGATCAATCCGCGACCGATCCATTTTGCGGGATCAGATGACTGCTCATCGCCGTTACCCATGCGGCCAGCGTAGATCCGATTAGCGATTGCCGCCTGCTTGTTCGGCCTGCTCGCGTAGTCCTTGGCCATCTCATCGGTGGGAAAGTATTTAGGGAACAACCTGCGCAGGGTTTCCCACTTGTAGTTGAGATTCTCTTTCAGCGCTGTGAAGTTGCCAGACTCATGTGCGCACTGAGCAATGAAGGATGCAATGCGCTTGGGCGTATTGATGTCATAGTCCGGCAGCAGCTGCTCCAGTGCGTTGTGCCAATAGGACACATACTTATTCCCTGGGATCAGTTGCTTCAGTTGGCTCTCTGTAAGCATTGCCTTGCCTCCGCTCTTCCAGTATTTCACGCCTTAATTGTTTCATCTTCTTTACTTCATGCACCGCAGCCTGGGTCGCAAAGTACATGTCGTAATACATGAAAGCCAGGATAGGCATGACGATAAAGAACATCAGCACCACAGCCATGACCGTAGCAATCAGTGACCAAGGTACATCCTCATTGTCGCGCTTCTGATTACCAGCCACATTAGACCCACTGCCCACAGTATTACGAACACGACTGCTCCAATCCATACCAGACGGCTTTTGAGCCGATTTACCGCCTGCCTTCGTTGCCATCTAGCCGCCTGTAGTTTTCTTGTCTCTGCTGCTAACGCATCGGCCTGCTCGTTTTGTATATCAGTCCAAGCCTTCTCGAACCTTGACCATACAGAGCCCAGCTCTGATGGCGTGTTGTAGACCATTTGCTCTCGCACCTGCGCCAGCATCTCATCCAGCTTAGACTCTAGCCGGATACGCTCCAGAGCCCTGCGACCTAACGACAGATCACCCTTGTAAACCTCCTTCGCTGCTGCCTCGCTCTGTACATAGATCTTTGCGAGCGCCTCGTACTGGTCAATGAAGTTGCCAAGGTTTGACCAGATGTCATTCAGTACATCATCCGGCGTGGCCTTCGCCACCTCCTGCACTCGCTTGACCTCTTCGTTGTACTGCTTCGTCTGCTCCTTACTCGGGCTGGCTATTCTGTTGTACTGCTCTCGCAGGTCTTTCAGTACGTCGCTGACATCCCCGCTGGTACTCTTGATCTGCTTGTAAAGTTCGACACCCTTCTTGGCAAGATCGATTGCTGTTGTACAGGCCTTGTAAGCCGCAGCAATTGTGATCGGGTCAAGCACATCAGAACAGGTGGAGCTGCTTCTTCATTGCAATGATCTCTTCGCGCAAGGCATCATTAGCTTCCTCGCACTTACGGTTCTGCTCTTCGACCGCAGCCAGCCGCTGCGACAGGCGCTCGACTTCATCCCGCAGCATCTGGATGACCTGCTGGGTAGCAGCGTCAGTCGTGCTGTTGATGCGGCCTTCGCGGTTGTCGGCTAGCACCTTGCGGTACATGGCATAAGCACCGGCCACAGCAGCGCCAGCACCCACGCCGAGGTTAGTCAGCCAATCATTCACCTGACACCTCATCTGCTGGCAATGGTTCGTTGCCTTCTTCGCACCAGCGTAAATAGGCTTGGTAGTCGGTATTAGCCTCGTCCATTGGGATGCAAGCACCATCAGACAGTCTACGTAATGTTTGAGCTTTTCCAAAAATTGGATGATCTTGATGAAGTTGGTACATTTCTTAAAGCTCCGCAGCAAAGTCAATATAGGCAGATGCATTGTTGTTACCACACAAAACACCAGCGCGTCCTACAGTAGCAGTTCCAGTTACAGCAACGTTTACCCCTGCAGAATCCGATCCGTAATAAGCCGTTCCTAAACTAGATGTTGGGAAAACTGAAGCGCTGGTATATACGCCAGTATTAGATTGAGCAACTGTAGGCGTGGCTCTCATTGTTGTTGGATACTTTACGTATAAAAAATAGTTTGATGTCGAATCAGCAGTTCCAGACCCAAACACTACATAGTTGCCAGATAAAGATGTCATTCTTGCGTAGTACCGCTGTGCCATCATCAACTCACGCCCATAATCTCTGCGCTCGAACGGTGTTGCTACTGAGCCAGCTTCTAGTTGTACGCCAGTGATGTAGAAGGTTGCGCCGTTGGTAGCTACCACGTTGACAGTTCCGGTGGCAGTGAAAGCAGTTGAGCCAGTCCAAGCTCCTGCTGTGCCGCTATAAAAGGAACCATTGCCAACGCTGAAATTGACCTTTAGGCCGATTCCGTTTGTCGCACCAATCCACGTTCCGGTTGTGTCGCCAGCAATAGTGACTGTTTTGTATTCCCAAGTGTTTGCGCTGCTTATTGTGTAGCTAAACGGATATGAACGAGTTTCTGCGCTGTTAAGCAACGCACCGCCAAATGTTCCTGTCAATGAACTACGAACCCAAAATGACAGCGTTACTGTTTGAGCGTTTGCCGTTCCCCACGCCATGTCAGAAAAATTAAACCCCTCAATAAATTGCTGAACACCAAAATAGTCGTTTGTTAATACCGAATATGCGGAAGAAGATGTCACCCCTAAATAGTTTGAAAACCCAACGGGTGGAGTTACTGAGCCAGCATTCTGTTGAACAGTCGCCTTCGATGCTTGACTAGCGTAATATCTCCACCTATCAAGGGTGTAAGAAAATGCAGCAGGAGTAACACTCGCCCCAGCATTGCGCTGATCTATCCGCATGTCACCATTAATGATGCGGTTACGGAAACCAAGTGAGCCACCGCTGTCATAGCTGGTGGCAAGTTCTGCTAGTTCTCTTGATCGTGGCATTATTTGGCCTCCAATGCGGCTTGCTGTGCTTGATACGCTGCAACCACTTCAGGTGTCCAAGCCGTATTGCAGATAGCAGCTACGTTGGCTGGCTGACCATCAAGGTCTTGCCCCGGTGTCAGGCTTGAACGGTGATAGGTCTGAGTCAGAACCTTGCCGTCTTCAATGATGCGGGTTGCTTCACGGTAAAAAACAGTGCCGTTCTCAACCACAGTAATTTGATCCACAACTGTTTCTTTGGTAATCATGAGTTTTCCTTTCCGTCTGCATCAGTCCAATGCAGATAATTAAGATACAAAATAAGTGCCAGTAATTCTTAGGTAACGGAACGTACCCGGGTTATGAAGCACATCAACCCATGCTGCATCGTCTTTTGATGCTTGTAAATAAACTGCTGCGTTTAAAAAATCTCCAAACACACTTGTGCCAGTATTTAAATCAAAAAGAAAAGTGCCTACAGTAGCAATAGCTCTTGTTCCATCTTCGCTAAACGGCAATCCATCAACAAAAGCAAGTCCTGACGCGCCAGTTGTAGTAACACCATTAAAATAAATCGCTATTGTTACTTGGCGACCAATTTTTGTGTATTTGCCAGTAGCCGTGACTGGAGTTGTTGGGTTGGTAGTGACGCCTTTTAATGTTCCTGTCCAAGTTCCCTCCTCATAGTCATCTAGCGTATTAGCATCCGTTGATGAGGATTGCGTAGCAGGGAAAGTAATACCGGCACCAGACGTTGAAGGTGTAGCGTTACCTACTGAGATTGTCCCGACTGTCTGAGTATTACCTGAGCTATTAACCGTTAGTCTTTGTGTACCACCCGTAGCAATAGCCACCGTATCCGCAGCAGGGAAGAACACACCCGTATTGGTGTCATCAGAATTGCTCAACGCAGGCGTTGATGCCGAGCCATCAGGCAACAGCAGCGATCCTGTCATCGTGTCACCGGTCTTGGCGACAGCGTTCGCCACGTTGAACACGGCGAAGGCGATCACCATCAGATCATCGTTCAGCGCAGCAGCAACATTCAGCACAACGCTGGTGCCGTTGGTCGCGGTGTAGTCATCACCCGGACGCAGCGTCACGCCGTTCAACGATACGCTGATGCTGTTGGCGACATAGCTCAGTGTCGCGCCGTTGGCATCTGTACCGGAGAAGGTAGTCTGGCCTGCGGTGGCGACAAACTCATATGTCACCATTAACGACTGCTGGGCAGCGGAAGCCTCGATCCACTGAGCGCCGTCATAGACCTTCATGCCCACAGGCGTGGTCGTGCGGTAGTACAGCGCACCAGTTACCAGCGCGTTGCCGTCGTTGTCCACCGTCGGGTTGCTAGACTTGGCACCAAGGTAGCGGTCATCAAAACTGTCCAAGGCAGCAGCCGCTGAAGCAGCCGAAGCCGCTGCATTTGTTTCACTTGTGGCCGCGGCAGTGGCGCTGTTCGATGCGTTTGTTGCACTTGTGCTGGCATTGCTGGCAGACGTGCTGGCAGCTGTTGCTGAGTTTGATGCGTTGGTCGCCGACGTGCTGGCAGAGCTCGCGCTGTTGGCTGCGTTCGTTGCCGATGTCGATGCGTTACTGGCGCTAGTCGATGCCGAGCTGGCCGAGTTAGATGCGTTGGTCGCGCTGGTGGAAGCATTCGACGCAGAGGTCGAGGCATTGCTGGCTTGAGTAGTAGCTGTGCTGGCCGAGCTCGACGCGCTTGAGGCAGAGCTCGCAGCAGCGCTTGCCGATGCCGCAGCCGCTGTGGCACTGTTAGCCGCATTGGTCGCATAGGTCACCGCATTGGCCACATCAGCTGCAGAGACACCCGGCGTAGGATTGCCATCAGCATCAAATGACAGCGTCTTATTGGCGCGGGATGCCTTACCCGGCAAGGTCATATTGATCGTAGTCGGGTCAGTCTGTGGTGCCTGCAAGGCACGCTGCAAACCCTCAGCATTCTGCTGGTTGAAGATGGTCTGCTGATCCAGCTCGTCGTTCAGCGTGTTGGCAAAGAAGTCGCCACCGGTCACAAAGTCTGTAGTGCGCTGGATCGTGCGGTTGCCGACGATAGCGATCTGCGTCGCACCCGTGGGTGTCGCTGTCAGCGTTACAAAGCCGGTGCCGTTGGTGTTGATCGTGACCGTGTAGTTGGTGGTCAAAGTCAACAGCGTATCGTCCCGGTACACCGCAATGTCGGTTGCAGCCAGGATCTCAAACGTAAAGTTATACGGGCCGGTGCCGCTTGCGGCATAGACCACCCGCCTTGTCACATTGTTAATTGGCACGCCCATGATTTATATTCCTTCCTTGTCAAAATTGTACAAAACTATTTGCCGCGAATGTCATCAATTTGGCGGTTTCTGCGCATCTTCGCCCCAAGATCTGGAAACTCAACCTTGAGATCTCCCGTGCCAATATCGACAGGGCCGCCATCCTCGTCGCCAATCATGCGCAGCTTTGCCATTTCGCGGTATTCCGAAAATAGTCCTTGAATTAATTTCTGCTTGGCTCCCTTAGTTAGCGGATTGCCAACAGCGTCAGCGTCGATGTCTGCCTGCTTCAGCTCGTAAATGATCCGCTGCTCAAGGTTGAGCCCGTCGATAGTGATCTCCTGGCCATATAAGCGCTTGAAGCGATTAATCTGGCCTGAGGATAGTCTGACCCCATCCCAAATTTCAGAAGCCTTAGGCCAGCCATAATCAAGGCTGACAGCGATTTCGTCTGCTTCGGAAAACTTACCTTCTTGCGCTTGGATCACAGGGCTGTAGTTCAGCCAGTAATCAAGCCCACGGTTGCGCACGGTTACTTCTCGGCCAAGGTCATCCAGCATTGGTGGCACGTTTTCCGATACGCCTGGAATGCGCGACATAACCCGCTGACGGGTTTCGTATAGCGCACGCAACCCAGCTGGCGCATCCATGACCGGCGACTTGATGTTTGATTTTGCCGGATCTGTCAGGCGCTCAATGTGCGCCATTGCCGTTGAGTTAGTGATGCCCAGCCCAGGCGTGCCGGTATATACAAAGTTTGCAAACTGGCCAGACAGTTGATCAAAGATCTGAGCAAGCCTTTCACCGCCATCCGTTGACCGAGATCTTGCAATTTGCAGCAGCTCACCGATCCCCTGCATAAAAGGCAGGTTGCCCATGTATTCACCGGTCGCAGTCATGCCAGCCAATGCCATGCGCTCAAAGTCTTCCGCATCCCTAGTGCGGCTAAACTTGGCTGCGTCACCCATGTCGGAACCAATAGCAAACACCATCGATACCGGGTCAAACCTGGCATAAGAAACATAAACTTTGTCAGGGCCAACCGCTACCTTAGTGATCTTGCGTAGGCGCTCAAGAGATTGCTCATTGAGCTCGCCACGGTCAAACACAAAAGAATGCGCTTGCCAGCCAAGTTTCTCTAATGCCTTGCGGTCTTCCGTTTGTGATGGGCCAGATCCAGTAATCCTATTGTCTAAGTTCAGCTGCGATGCTGCATAGATTGCCGAGCCGCCCATTGCCATGCGGGTAATTGCCACATCGCGGTGCCTGCCACCTTTTGCCCACATGTCATAGAAACGTGGCGACAAAGCATTCAAAACCGGAATGTAACTAGAGCCTTCGACAAACAGATTGGTGACCGTGTTAGCAAATGGAACAAAGATTTTTACCGGTGGCAAATTAAGAATCTTGTTTGTCCAGTAATAGGTTTCACCAAGGTTGCCATTGCGCTCAATGCGTTCCTGCAACGTCACCATCCGGCGCACAGAATCAATGTTTTCCTGCATTTCCCGAGGGCGCTCAATCAGCAGCTGGTCTACCTTAGAAGTAACCTCTGCCTTGGCAGCTGCCTCGCTCATGCCTTCCGAGATCAGCCGGTCATATTCTTTGTTGCCATAGCGCCAGGCTTCCTCATGCAATTGGTATCTTGCAACCCAGCCGCCAATAAATTCATCACCAGCCGCAATGGGTCTAAAGCTCATTGCATCTTGCACAAAGCCAATGCCATTGATTGCCTTGCCTAGCCAGGTATCGCGCAGATCTGGCGTACGATAAACCTCTTTGCCAAACATTCTAATTGGCGTATCTGACAAATATTCTGCAGACAATGGATTTAGCGGCCTACCAGCTTCTGTAACTTTTGATTGACCACCACGCTTTAATGCTTCAGCAGCCAACACCCAACCATCAATGACACCATTTTTGGTGCCAGACAATCCAGCCAGAATGTCATCAAACTGGTATCGATCAGGATCTGCATTGGCAAACAGCTGCCGAGCTTTACCAAGCGGGATAGACAGCGTTCTCTCAATTGGCATAAGCGAACCAAAGACAGCACTACCCACAACATTGTATGAGTGCGTCTGCGGATCGTTTAGCAAATTAGCCTGGTAAGTGTGAAACCACACATCACGCATCTTTGCGCCAAACCCAGCCTCAATAATGCGATTCTTAGCAGCTCTGCTTGGCGATGTTAGGTAATCTTCAGCAAGCTGGAATAGCACCTTGTCCGATTGATTAGCGCCGAGCTCATCCAATGCAGCCCTAATGTCTTTGGACGCAAGGCCTGGGCCTTTGTCCTTAACGCGCTTAAACACATTCATCGACCTAGCAACATCAGTCTGAATGCCTTTGAGCTGGTCAACAATAATCTTATGCTGTGCCAGCTTTAACCGCAGATCTAGTTTGCCAGCGTCATCAAGTGTACCTGCCGCCATTTTGGCAAACAGATCGTCCAGCATCTTTGCGCTTTCGTCGTGCGTAAACACAGCACCAGCCAATTGCTTTGCTAGCTGGCTACCGCCGACAGTTGTCTCCATGCTTTCGCCTGCTAACGCACGCTGCAGGAATTGCTCTGGAATGCCAGCATTAATGGCACGCATGTAAATGGAACGAACCGACATGCTCGGATCTTGCTTGGCGGCTGCCTCACCGCTTGCGCGGATCGTAGCGGCCAGGCCATCGTTGTCAGTCCAAGCGCTTGAGATTGGTGTTTCTGGTGGCTTTGCTTGAGCTTCGCCTGCAGCCAGCAGGCGCTCGCGCTCCGCAGAGACAGCATTGATTTCAGTAATGTCTGCAGCCCTGACCTTTTGTTTTGCAGGCGCAGGCTTTGGTGCTGGCGGTGGTGGCGGTGGTGTTGCGCTTACCGGTGCAGGTGGTGGCGGCGTTAGCTTGATCGGCTGGTCAACTAGCTTTGGCTCTTTGGCTGCGCGTGCGCCTTTGCGCATGAGCGGCTCAAGAATTTCAAAACCAAGTTTGCCAACACCAGCAACCTGAATATCTGCAGGCTGTTCTGTTTCCTGCTCCGGCATAGCGGCAGGCTGCGGCATTGGGTCAGCGTTCTGAACCATTTCCTCAATGCGGCGCTCAAGAGGTGGGATAGCCATTATTCAGCACCTCCAGCTTTCATTTGGGCTTTTGCTTTGGCTTTGGCAGCAGCCTCTTTCTCTCTGTCTTTGCGTAGTTTGTCTAAGCGCTTGGCATTTCGCTCAAGGTATTTTCTCTGAGCTTCTGGATCAAGCGTGCCTGCTTGGCCGCTAGCTCCGGGTTTTTTTGCTCCTGCTGCGACATCAGATCCTGAAGTAGCTGCTCTGAGCTGGGCAAGCTGTTCTGAGTAACCGGCTTGCTCAAGGATTGGGCCGAATCTTTCATCATAGAATAATGTCCTAAAGTCAGGGGTCGCAGCGATCAGTTCATCAGTAATCGCATTGTCCTGGATTAATTGAACAGCCGAGCGTGTCTCACCTTTGGCGCTGGCTGTCTCGTATAGGGTTTTCGCCCATGACCAGATTGTCTCCTGAACCTCTGCCGGTGTCCATTTCTCCCCAGTAAATTTTGTAAGGTAATCAGCAGTCTCGCGCACCCTTGCATTCATGGCAATGTAGCCTGGGCCTTTGCCGGGGTCGCCGCCTTTAGTCAGGCCACCGCTAAACAAATTCTGATCAACATAAGTAAACGCTGCCATCCAAGCATCGTTTGTTACCTCATTGACATTGCCTTGTAAATTCAACATGAAGCTGTTGACCTTTGGGCCTGACAGCACAACAGTTGACGGATCTTCTGCAGATAGCGCTTTAACGCTGTTATTGATCCAGGCATCCAATACAGACTCTTCGCCCTTGCTGCCCTGGACGCTGTCGCCCATTATGCGAACAATTGATGCCCGGTCTATAGGCCTACCAGCTGCAGTCCAGTTTTTCCATACTTGCAACGCATTGAACAAATTAGATTCGACGCTGGTCTGTGGGCTGGTGGCAGACAGCAGCGCAGCAAACCGCTGCGAGTCTGGCCCAAATACCTGAATGATTGCTTGCGTGCTTCCTTCGTACCAGCCCTTCTTAGCTTTGCCTGCCACAGCAGCTGCGCCGAACTCTTCTTTGCTTGGCAAGGTTTTCAGGATATTGACAAACTTTACCGCAGTGTCTGACCTAAATTTTGCTTGCTCTTGTGGTGTCAGATTTTTAAGCGCACGCTGCAGCGATGCTGCTTCTTTAGCCGGTATTTTTATTTCGCGCTCACCAATCTTGACCGGAACGACAACCTGGCCTGGGCCGCTTGGCGCAATGTCCATGATCATGCCAGCCTTGCGCAGGTTGCTCTCAATCACATTGGCAGCAGCCGGAGCCAGCGCAGCACCTGCAGCTTTAGCACCTTTGACACCAATCTTTACAGCCTCTGGTGCTCCCAAGATCGGGTTGTATTCACCCAGCTTGCCAGCAATATTAGCTGTTTGGCGACGGCCTTCTGCTGAATAGCCAACCATATCTGGCGCATTTTCAGGCACCACAGGCGGCAGCATTTCGCTCACCCGTTCTGTAGTCGGCAGCACTTGCTCGCCACCGGTCAACAAGCGAACCAGGCTTTCAATGTCACCAGGCAGGCCAAGCGACTGCGCAACCGTGCCACGCAGTGCGCCAGCTAGCGTGTCTGCCAATCCCATCACTGGAACCTCAAGACCACCGGCAGCCTCAGACTGAGCTCTGGTAACACCACCGCGACCAAAGCGCGGTTCAGGCTTACCAGCTGGGCCACCAGCACCTGTCGGCTTTTCTGGCTCACCGGTAACCACAACCTCCGGCAGGCGACCGGTATCGGCAGCAGCCAACTGCATACCGTCCATCGACATCGGTGGATAGTCTCGATCAACCAAGTGGTCAATGTACATCGTGTCAAATTCTTTGCTCATCTTCCACCCGGCTGCGATCTGACAGGATTCAAAATTTGATACTGCTTTTTAATAATTGCATATTCCGAGCGCAGCAATTCAATGTCAAGGTCGCTCAGTTTATTTTTACCTCTTCTCGCTTGGTCAGCCAGCTCATCAATGTTTGTGTTGATGTCAAACACAATGCCTGTCTTTTTGTCCGAGCTGCTTTTGCCATAAGACTCATTGACCGACTTTAGCTTCATTTCAATAATTTGATTGGCCTGCGACTTTTTGCGCTCCTCTTGCACATCCCTCAAGATTGCAGATTTAGTCTGCCTCTTTTCTGGCGGGAAACTGTTTTGCTCTTGGAATCGTTCATCAACTTCCTGCTCAATAGACTGTCGTGCGCGTTGCACGTTCTTTTCATTTCTTGAACCAGCGTCCATGTTGGCCGCTCTGTTGAAACCTTGATATAACAGACCTTGCTCTTTGTCTTTCCTGCTAATGAAAAATGGCTGCAGATCAGAATAGATAAATTTCTCAGGCACACCCATTCTTCTTGCGGCAACCTTCATCTGCTCAATGTTTAAATACTTGTCATTGAATATGTTTTCTTTCATCATCGTAAGCACGCCGTAAGACGGCTCTTGCTTATCGGCAGCCTGCTTTTTAATCAGCGCAATATCTTTCGGGTTTATCGCTGTCGGGTCGCGGTAGGAAATGCTCAAAAGAATACCTTCGGCCTCCCGATCATTACCATCAGCAGCAATTATTCTTTGCGTCATCTCATTGACCAAAGATAAATTACTTCTGTGTTCCTCATCTCTTGCCCGTGTTTCAGCCGTCACCTTGTCTGCGTATACAGAGCGCAAGCCATCTCGAACCTTTGCCTTTTCAGAAAAGTTCATTGAGTTCCAAATTGGCGACAGCTGACCAGCATCATCTCTATCCAGCCGCCTAACAGCCGCTAGGTTATTTGCAGCAAATTCAGTATTGGTGACGTAGGTTGAAACTGCATCAATTTTTGCATTGGTTACCGCTTCATTAACGCGCTTTCTCATGTCAGCGACAATGGCGCGATCATTTGTTTTGACTGCTTCCTCAATCAAATTTCTGGCAAACACATCAGCATATAGCTGGGTATTGTCTGGAAATTGCACAAGCGAATCTTTTAATATTTTCAACCTGTCTTCAAAATCTTGATCAAGGCGAATCAACTGCCTTTCTTTGGCAGCCTTTGCCTCCAGCCCTCTAACCTTTTCAATGGCCGTGTAACCATGCGCAGCCAACGATGCCCGAACCTCAAGCGCTGCAGCTGGGCTTTCTTTGCGTGCGGCGGCCTCAAAGCCGTTGATCATGTTTTCAATCTGCGTTTCAACGTCTTTGGACGTTAAGGCATTAGCGCCTTCTTTGTCAGTCCTGGTAATCAAGTTTGCAATCTGGTGCAAACCTTCTTGCTTGATTAGGCTGGCAATCTGCGCATCTCTGGCTTTCTGATATACCTTGTCAAACTCAGTCCAGTTATATTGCGCACCCTCTTTCTTTGGCGGTGGAGCGCCGCGAAATGTGCCTGTCTCTGGATCAAAGCCAGCAGCAATCAAAAACTGCGTGCGATCTGGTGGGTTGGTCGCGACATATTGCACAGCCTCTGTCGCCGCCATTTCCTTTGCAGCGCCGTAGATGCTCGCCGACATGCGGTCAATGATGTCAGCCATCACGCCAGCGCCTCTAGCCTGCTCTCTGGCGGCAGGCATGTAATCAACCTGCTGCGGAACGACGCGCTCCATCGGCACGCCGCCCGGTGCATTTAGCTGAATTCGACCAGATTCAAGTCTTGTCACCATGATGTCGCCTTAGCTTTTCTTTTCTCTGAAGTATGTCTGACCAAACTCAACAGCACCACGGGTCAATGTAGCACCAGCCATCAGACCACCAGCCTGGCGAGCTGCTGCGCCTGCTTGGACAAACTGGCCAGCCTGGCGCTGTGCCGCAAACACACTTAGGAAGTTCTGGTAGTCAGTCGATTGGATCATTGCAGCCGCATCTTCATAACCCATCGTGCGAGCTGTCAATGCATTGAGCTCTGCAATGTTGACATCAAACATGACGCTGCGAGTGTTCTCTGCCTGTATCGCAGCTGCACTACCTTCGCCAAACGCAACGCCTGACGCAGCAGCTCTGGCGCGTAATGCGGCATTAGTAACCCGAGCATTTTTCAGCAAAGTATTGCCAGCAATTTGATAGTTGCGTGCTTCAATCTCTGCCTTCTTCAACATCCGGCCAGCTTGGATCTGCGCGTACTGATCCGACATTTCTGCGCGAACCTCGGCCACCGCCAGGTTGTCGCGTGCTTGCAGCAAGTAGCCGGTCTGCTGCTGGATGCCTGCAGCTTGCTGCGCTTGGGCAGCGCCGTATGACGCTATAAGGCCAGCGCCTGCGACTATTTGGGAGGGATCTGCCATGTCTATGTTCCCGAGTAAACGGCCACGCGATAGTCAAGGCCGAGCAAGTTCATCTTCAGCGGCAGATTCTGCGACACCACAATCGACTGCTCGCGGCTGTAACCCAGCACGCCATTGACCCGCTTGATGCCCGTGAAGGTAGGCTCCGGGTCATCCAGCAACGGATTATCCAACAGCCTAAACGCCACCGGCTGATTATTCAGCACAATGTTTTGTGTCTCTTCCAGCACCGCACTGATCTCAACGATACGCTTCTTAAACGATACCCGGCTACCGGTCTGCAGCTTGATCTCAACCGGCATGGTTTTGACGTACACGGTGATCGGCAAGCCTACCTCGTAGCTGGTGGTCGATGCGCGGTCAAACGTCACCGAGCCGCCACCGCTGACAGTCTCGTTACTCTGTGGCACGCCGTCAGTGATGACATTCAGCGCCTTGCCAATATGCGGCAGGCTTGATGCGCTGGCTGCAGCGCCACCAGTAAATGCGCAGTCGGTATACAGATTGTCCTGGAACAGCTCAATAAAGTACCTTGTAGTGCTGTTGAATACACGTTTGGTCACCGCATAGATCTGCGTCACATCCACGCCAACATCGATAAACTCACCGTCGGTGGTGTACTCAGACGGCGACGTAATCTGCTGGCTGCGCATGATGGAAAAGACCGCCATGCTGCCGTCATTAGTGTTGGTCATCAGCAACAGATCTGCCTCTTCTGTACTAGATGCCCGACGCAAAGCAATCCGCTGCGGCCCCTTTAGCAGGTGGCCAGACAGTAGCGAGATCCGCTGAGTGATGTAGGTCAGCTGGGTATCGCTAAACAGAAACTCATTGAGCGACTTGCCCTGGCGCTGGATGTAGACCGAGCCAGACTCAACCGACTGCACCCGAGTGCCAGGCTTAATCCCATTTCGGCTGACGTTCTTAAACGTAAACGACAGCGGAGTGATCGGCTCAGTACCCTGCTGCGGCACAAAGAATTCACCGCCGGTGGTAAACACTTGGAAGTCACGCGAGCTGATAATGTCGGTGATGACGTTCAGATCGTTGGTATCTAGCGTCGCCTCGACCGCATCATCGTCCAAAGACTCGAATGGTACAAAGTCAAAGAATAGCCCGATTTTGCTGCCCCACACGGTCGATGGCCGCGACTTACTGCCGCCAAAGTACAGCCGACCCTCGTGGAAAGTCACGCTGCGTGGCCAGCCTCTAGCGCTCGACCAGACATCCTCGTAATTGTGTTCCAGCTCCCAGCGACCAGCATCAATCACCGTGGTATTAAAGAACGGGTATTCGGTAACAGCTTCGACCACTGTTGCCGATATGTACCGAGTAATCCTTGCGCGACCCTGTGGGCTGGCATTGATGTACTGGTTGACAGATTCTACTGACCAAGTGGTAACCAAATAATTGCTGGTGCCGTTCGGCGTGACAGTCCAAGGCGTGTCTACCGTCGCAACCTTGGTGCTGCCGACATAGTCCTTGATAATCCTAATTTGCCCCGAGCCAGTGCCGCCAGTAATCGTGACATACATACCGTTGTAGATGTCATCAGTGGCACTAGCCGTTGATTTCAGCGTGATGGTGGTACTGGTGCCAGCCTGCGCTGCGCCGCTGTCGTGGTTGGTCGCAGAGGCTGTCAGCGTGATGTTTCCTGATACCGCAGATGGTGTCAGTGTCGAGCCGATGTTTGTATCAAACTCAATGTTGAATGCGTACTTAGGGATGCTGTCAAAGGTGATCGTCGTGGCCGTCCAGGCTGTGTCGCTGGTGCGTGTTATGCGCACCGGCTGCAGGTCAGGATGCACCAAAATCAGCGTGTCAGCCGACTGCGTCCAGCACATATCGTCAACGATGCTGCTGCCGATGGTGGTGGTCAGGTAGTTATTTCCGCTGCCGTTGATGTTGGTCTGCACTACACCATTCTTGATGATATACATGCGGTTATGTGTAAAGCACAGCATGTAGGAATCATCAACAGAAAATGAGAATGGCACCAAGCGCACACCGTTGCCTGCAGAGGCAGTGCTGGTATTGGGCAGCTCAAGGATATGCTTTAAGCCTGGGCGGCGACGCAGGCCACCTTGTGGCTGGATCAAGACGTTCGTTGCCTTGGCCAGCGCATTGCCATACTGCTGCAGATCGACACGCGCACGAAGTAACGGGTCGAGTTCGCCCGTCGAGAAGTTCGTTGTAAAGTCAACGAAGCGAGCCATCAGTTCCTCACCGAAACCAAGGTGTAATCCTCAATAACGCGCACCGGCTGATTCTTGCCATCAATCACAGCAGCCTGCCGGAAGAATCCACCGCGCCCATTTTCAGCTGGGTCGCCAACAGCAATCTGCCGCCAGCGCAATGCCTTGTCGCCCTGCTCGGTAATAGGCTCGGCAACATGCCAAGCAATCATGTACTTCAGCAGCTGCACAAAGTATTGCGGCATTGCATATTCTGGTGTCTGGTACTGGTAGTCGATATAGACCGACTCCAGATTCGTCAGCAGCTTGTCGCCGTGGATTTCCCAATCGACACTAATGAAGCCGCCAATTGCAGCTGTATCGCGCACAGAGTGCGGATTGCCTAGCCTGTCACCAGGCAAAAGGTATTCATACTTCCAAAAGCTGGTGGGCGTAGTAACCAGCCGCGCCAGTTGGATCTTCTTCATGGAGAACGACCAGGGGTGCATCATCAGGGTCGAATCTCGGATGTCTGGATATAGACGGTCGCAGACAGAACTCTCGTCGGTGCCGTCGTTAAAAGATGAGATTGCCTTCGCGCCCAGCAGAATCAGCGCGTCAGAGCAAATCGAAACACCTGTATCGCCTGCTGCCATTGCAACCTCTTAATGTAAGAAAGGGCTGGCCTCTCTCAGAAACCAGCCCTTGATACTACATGATGGCGACTTAATCGCCGTCGGTAGCCGACAGCGTGGTGCCGTCGGTTACGTCAACAACGCCGCTTGCGTTGGAAACGACATACACCAAAGTGACAACGGCGGTTGTGCCGGTCGAAGTCACGCAGTGGATAACGTCGCCCACTTCGAGCGTGTTGGCCAGCGCGTTGAAGTAACCCGCTGTGTTGACATCCGCGATTGCATCGGTCGTTTTGTAACCGTACATCGACGGGGCGTTGCCTCGCTTGGAGGCACTGTAGGCTGTAAAGCCAGCTGCATCATAAGCCATGATTCAGCCCTCCTATTAAGCTGCAGCCGCAGTATCGCGGGCAGTGATTTTAACGATACCCTCTGCATCGATAGCAATCGAACCAGCCGAGAATAATGCGTTGACCAGCCAGCTGGTCTTTTCCGGAACATAGTTGATTTCGGTGCGAGGGGCGATGCCTTCTGCGTAGCCGATAGCGTCGCGGTGGAAAGCAAACAGAGTGCGATCCGACGAACCATCGATCGGCAGGCCACCTTCCGAGCGGTCACCCAAGACATGGAACGTGAAGCCCATGTACTGGTTGATCTCACCCTGAACCAGCGCCTTCACGGTGTTGAAGTCCGAGCTGGTGACCGAAGTCTGCTCGAGCATCGCTGCCAGCGAGTTAGCGTGGATGATGATGTGACGGCCATCAGATGGCACGTTCTTGGCGTTCAGAATCTTCGCAGCTTCGCGCAGCTTGGAAATGTTCATGTTGGTGTTTGCACCACCAATTGAATTTGCCACGGTGCCTGTGCCGGAAGCAGCATTCAGTGCGTCAAGGATCAGCTGATCCTGGCGACGGCCAATTGCAGCGCCAACTACTTGGGCGAGCTCAGAGCGCTCGTCAAAGTTGACCTTCTGCTGCGAGAAGATGTCCGAATATTCTGCAGCGTTCCAATCGGACAGCGTGCAGGTGACATTCGAGAAACCTACGTTCATTGGGGTGACATCAGTCTGCGTTACACGGGCAGTAGCCACGCCGCGACCGACTTTAGGGAAACGTACAGTAGAGCCTTCGACACCACGACGCTGACGCACAGCACCAACCAGCATTGCTTTGCCCTGGTAGGCTTGCTTAACTTCAGCATCGAACAGCGTAACAAAGGCGTTCGATAGAGAAACGGCCATTTGAATACCTCTTCGGTTAATTAGTCAGGGTTTTGCGCGTCGGTGAGCCGCTGATGCGGGCCTTGCTTGCTGATTACGTCAGCCGGTCGGTGGCATCTCGCCACAAGTAAGGGTCGGTAAACCGGTAGGCCTTACCACAATTGTATTTGCTTTTTGGAAAAAAGCAATAAAAAAACCCCAGCACACAGGCTGGGGCAAAGTCGCGGCTGCTGGGTTAGTCTTTGACGTAGGTGTTAAACATCCTCGCTACCTTCTGCCGGTAAGCCGGGTCGGTATTGTATTTTGGATCGGCCACCATTGCATAAAGTTCATCTTTGCTAGGTGCGCCCTCAAGCGGTGCCGACTCAATCGGGATGCGTCCTTCGTAGGCTTCGCGGATCTTCATCAAGGCATTTAAACCGCGAGCCGTGCCGCCCATGATTTTAAACTCTTCGAAGTCGTCCTTGCTCCAAACACCCTTGTTGACTAGGCCGCGAGCCCAATCAACCATGCCGTTGACCACGGCACCGGCATTCGGGCCGAGCTTCTTCATTTCCTCGGCAGGATCGACCACCTCGCCAGCCATCATCTCCTGCGCTTGGCTGCGCAACGATGTTGCTAGGTCATCAAACTGTGCTTGGGATAGCCCGTTCTCTTTCGCCCAGTTGGCAAGCGTTGCTGCCATCGGGTTGTCGGCAGAGTCCTCGCCGCCAAAAGAGGTAAGGTCGTACTTGCCATCAGCTGGTGCGTTGTGAGCGCCCTTGGAAATCTTGGCTCTTAGGTCGCGCCATGACTTGGCAATGCCTTCCAGGTCGGGCTCGTTGCTGTCTTTGTTCCAGAAGTTCTCAGGCCAATAGTCTGGCCGCTCCAGCGGATCTTCTGCTGGTGCTTTGGTGGGGTCAGGTGGCCGGTGATCAATATCGACTGCCTGAGTGGCTTGCGCCGGGGTGTTGGGGTCATCGACTGTAACGCTGTCGAGTAGGCCGGATTGACCGGGCTCGACAGATGTTGTGTCTGTCATAAATTCCTCGCTTGATGAATCCGTGCTATGAGTTCTCGCACGACAGTCCTCTGCCCTTCAGCAAAGAATGCGTGCGATGGGTCGGTGCCTGGCACGGCAACAGGCACATCCACATACATCTGACGCAGCCAAGCCAGCAGCTTCTGGCCGTCCTCGGTGGCAAACACTCGCAGGCAAAGCCTAGCCAAGTCTTCCCGCTGCTGTTCTGCTGGCCGTATGTCAGCCGTTATTGCGTCGAGCTCATCCCAGCTCATTTGATCGGCATCTTAGAGACTTCATCCGGGCCAGCAAATGGCGACTTGTTTTCCTTCATGCGCATCACCGCATGATCGACCGCCTTGTCCATGATTGACCTTGGCATCTTCTCCATAAACATTTGGGATTGCGGATCTGATCTCATCAGGTAATTGAGCTCAGACTTGTTTAGGGTCGGCACCACCAATGGAATTAGTGTTTCTTTGCCATTAAGACCAACGCCCACGCTGATCTCGGTCATGACGTTACCATCTGGCCGCTTGATCTCGCCAAAGTAGCCGGAGCCCTTGGCCGTCTTGTCTGGCCGCATTCCATAATCCATTATGCGCCCTCCATCGGCATCGCCCCAGCTTGTGCCTGCATGGCCATCGCCTGCGCCATTGCAGCCTCTTGCTGTTGCTGTTGCATGGTTTCCATCAGTACCGCACGCTCTGCTGCCGTATTGCGCACAGCAGCTGGCACGCCCAGCTTGTCGCCAATGTAATCAACCACCGCATCTGTCTTGATTGCCAGTGCGCCATCGGTGCCAAAGCCTTGCATCAGCTGAGTGTACTGGATGATGGCGTTGACCTCTTCCATATTCTGCGCCATCGCCAGCGGTGCCACCGGCACCACCTTGGCCTCAAGGCCGTTGATGCGCAAAGGCATGTCAATCAGGCCGCGCTCGTCCATCACCTCGAGAATCTTGGCCACCAGCGGGATCATTGTCTCGTTGATCAGGCGACCAAACGCCGAGCCTAGATTCTGCGCGAGCTCCTTCATCCGCTCGACAATCTCGGTGGCCGACCGTGCCGACATGTTGTCCGGCGGCAGCGACTCGTCCAGCAGAATGCGCTTGATGTTGGCCACCAAGTCGTTGATCACCAGCTGCGACACGTTGAAGTCACCCGAGCGGGGCAGCGCCTGCAGTGCTGGGCCTTGTGGGCCACCATTGCGAGCCACAGGAATAATCGCACCAGGCACCAGCTTGACCGTATTCGGGTTCAGCACGCCATCGTCTGCCGCTGTGTACACACCAGCCACCGCCAATGAGGCATTCTTTAGCAGCAGTTCCTTGGTTTTGTTCAGCGTCTTGATGTCAGGCAGCGCAGTCATCAACGGGCCACGGCCATAGATCTCGCCTGCGACCTTCATATACCGCGAGATTACCCAAGGCGAAGTCTTGCGACGGCGATAGACCAGCTCGTCTTTGCCTTCCTTCCAGATAACGTGGTAACAGTAGTCGCCGCGCTTGGCATCAAAGATTGTCGCCTCCAGCAATTCGACATCGTCGGTAGGCTTCTGCTCAATCAAGCGCTGCAACGTGTCCGGTATCTTTGCGTCTGGCCACTGGCGCTGGATCGACTCAGCCTTCATGCGCATCCGACGGTAGACGTTATCTACTTGACCGTTCGCGCCTTCCTCGTAGCTGACCAAAAACAGCGGCACAGGAACAAAGTTGATCGGCGCAACATCGTCACCCGGCTGCACCATCATGCAAGCCGTACCGACTGCAAGATCTAACAGGAATTCACCGATAGCAATGTCAAAGTTTGATTGCTTCAGTACAGCAAACATCTGGTCGCTGTAGACATCCAGCACTGCCTGCAGTTGCTGACGGCGATCTGTCGGGATCGACGGGCCAGGCTCTAGCCTGCACCACTTGCGCTGTGGCGGGAACACCACAGATTGCAGCCGGTTGGCAAAGCGCTGGGTCGAGTTGATAGCAGTCGAGTCAAACACCCGCGCCATCTTCTTGCTGCCGGTAGCGCCACCTTCCCAAACGCCATAGAGCTGTCGCTGTGGCAAGGCAAACTCGTAGGCATCCTGGTACAGCTGCTGAAACTCATCCTTTTTGGTCTGAGCTGCAGCCTGCCGCTTGATGATCTCTTCGGGTTTTAGCCGCATCCCGCCGAGTGGTTCTTTGTATGCCATGATTATTCGTCCTTGTTTAGCTTGTACTTTTCCAGCAGGTTGCGACCTTTTGCTGCCAGCCTTGCTGCTGCACCTGCTGTGCGCGGCACCGGCTCGCCCCAAGCGTTTGCTGCTAGTGCCAGCCTGGTCGGATCACCGTCATCATCAACCAGCGGCCCACTCGGGTTGGTATAAAACCGAGTCAGGAAAGATCCTTTGCGCCGTGCGCGCTCACCCGATGGTGAAGATTCTTTGACCCCAGGCTGCAGATTCTTGCTCTCACCGGAGCGCTCAAACTTTCGCCTGCCAGCCTCAGTCAGCCCACCTTCAGGGTCGCGCAACTGTGGCATTTAGTCTTCCTCTTCGTCTTCGAGTTCAGCCTCGTCCATCATTTCCTTTAAGCCGCGCATTGGCTTCTCTGGCTTTTTGGTGGACATGTACTTTGCAACCTTTTTGCGCAGAGCTGGTGGCAGCTTCGACAGCTCGACCATTCCCTCTTTGTCTTCGTATTCTTTTTCGATAGAGATTTCGATCTTCATTTGTTGCCTTTCGCTGCAATCATGTTGTCGATCAGGTTGGGATAGGGTCGGCCTGCCTTCTGCGCTCGACGCATCGCGCTGCGCTTCTCCGACTCGGACAGCTTTTGTGGCTTGCCTAGATCCTTTGGCCTTGGCTTATCCCATACCTCTTTCATCACTTGCCTTTCTTGGCCATACCGGCCTCTGACATGGCAATCGCAACAGCCTGATCACGCGACTTGACCTTGTCGCCGCTGGAAGATTTCAGTTTGCCAGCCTTGTACTCGCGCATGACCTTGGAAACCTTCATCTTCATCTTGTCTTCCTTGTCGTAATTGCCTGGCATGGTTAAGTCTCCTGTAGCATTGGTCGGGTTGCGCGTCGGCTGACAGCGCCCAAGCGTGCAGCCTTGCGTTCGCTGACTTCACGTTGAAATGCTGATTCAGCTTCTGCGCGTCGCTTTTGAAATCCAGATGAATCAAACGTGCCGAGCTCTGGCATGGTTGGCGCTGTCGGTGCCGTGGGTGCCTTCTCAGTAAATTGACCCGGTGGCGTTCTCTTACGCAGCTCTTGGCCAACCACTTTTGTGATCATGTTTCCGGTTTGCACTTGTCTAGCACCACGGCCAGCGCCCACCGTTCTCGTTTCTGGCACTTCGCCCATCACATCTGCCATAAAATAATTAACTGGCAAATCAGTAGCGCTATATTGAGTACCGTCAATGGTAAAGAATTTATTCCCTCTGACTACTGACATTGGCACATTAGCCTTCTCGCCTGCTGACGTTGGGAAATCCTCGATGGCTTTCTGATACGCAGCCAATCTTTGTTTGTAGCCAGCTGCTTGCTTTTCGTAATCAGCAAACTGAGTTCTGTATTGCTCCATCGCAAGGTTGTAAGGCTCCAGCGTTTTAGCGCGACCTGCTTCAAACTCACCAAAAGCCTTTTGATACTCACCGGTCATAGCATCGACGTTGCGTCTGTACTCAGCGGCCAGGCGATCAATGTCTGTCATCCGGCGCAGACCTCTGCCCTTTGGTGAAGTCGCCATTATTGGAGCCTCATGCCGGGTGTCAGTTCAGCTGTCGTAATGCCCAGCTCCGGCGTTAGACGTTCTTGCGACAGCAGCGCTCGACGGCCACCACGGGTGCGAGCCTTCAGCGCAGAGGCTTCAGACTGTGCTGCCTTGCGACGCTCTTCATCAGCTGCAGCCTGCACTTCCTTGGCCTTCTTCTCCATCTCCAGCTTGTTTTCTTGGTACTGGAGCTGCTGTTGCTCAAACTGTTGACGCGCCATTTGCGCCTGCTGCTCGAGCGACGCACCTTGCTTGGCATACTCAGCGGTCTGCCGTGACATTTCCAAGCGCATTGCAGCGGCATCCTCTGACTGCTGTTTCAATGCAGCAGCCTGCTGACGTTCGGCAGATCGACGCGCTGCAGATGCCTCTGATGCTTGATAAATGGTTGATCCTAGAATCGCCAATGCTACCCAAGGCACAGCCATGATTACCCCCTATTTACAGAATTACGTTGATTCTATTGGGTTTTCAAAAGGTTGCAACCATAAAGCTATATTGCAGATATACCTCATGCAAAAATATCGAAGTCCATCTTCGCCACCATCAGTCCGGGTGCCTTGCCGCCCAGGCTGTGAGTTCTTGTCATGCGGTTATATTCGCCGCCACCGAGCATCAGATACCCGAATGAGTCGCCAATGTGCGAGTGTTCGTTCTTGTTGGGCGCATCTCGGAACCGCTCTTGCCCTGCGCCGACCGCCACGCGCTTGAAATGGTAGCCACCGGCCAAAGCCTTCCTCAGTAGCTTGCAGTTGCGGTTGACGATCAGCCCTGGTTTGCCGTCGATTAGGCGTTGCATGGGCGCTGCAGAGGCTTCTCGGCGTACCTTGAAGTCGTTGCTGGCAGTGGGTTGAGCCTTTAGCCCCAGTGTGCGCAGGAAATCAAAGGCAGTGACCTCAAAGATGGCATCCCGCGCCATACCGGCAGGGTCGCCCCAAATCATTACCTGGTGCTGTGGGTATCGCGCATTGAGCTCGGCCAGCAGTTGCATACCAAATCGCTCCAAACCCATGTCGAACGTCACGATTTCATGGTGGATCACCCAGCGGCCATTGGGTAGACGCTGGCCAATGGTGGCGGCTGGGGTCAATCCGAAGTCGAGCCCGACCTGAATCGGCACATCAAGCGACAGATCGGTTTCGCCCGACATGGTGGAATCGTCATATTCAGGCCAGACGGGTCGGCCTTCTTGGACGTAGGTGTACAGACCGCCTGCGTAGCACTTGATCCAATCCAAGTTCTTACCCAGCAGCATCTGTTGGTAGTAACCGCCGGGCAGGTTGTTGACGTTCTCGGCCTTTGGGTTGACTTTCCACCACTTGCCAGCAGCGAATATATGGTCGTTAGCCTCGGGATTGTCGGGCAGTTGGTCAGGATCGACCTCGATCACACCACCAGGCTGCTGCCAAAACTTCCAAGCATACTGGCCGGTCATCTTTTCCTTGACGGCCATCTTGTGCCACCAGTGATCATCGTCTGTTGGGTTGGTATCCATCCAGATACCGTGCCATGTAGCGCCGCCATCGCGCTTGGTAGGGTAGCGTCCGACTCGGTGGGTCAGACCATCAATGACAGCCTTGGGCAGTTCTCGCGCTTCGTTGACCCACGCACCAGTGAGCTCAAGCGACAGCAGCTTTCTAACGTCCTTGGGCTGGTCAAGTGCTAAGAAAATGACTTCCATATCGATGCCTGCAGCCTCACCTCGGGCTGGCAGTCGGATATGGTGGGTAATGGGTGGGGTGTGCATCATCGGCCCGAAGGTAGATTCGGGGAACAGGTCGAGCCAGGTCTTGATGGTGGTGGTTTTCAGCATGGGGTAGCTGTTTCGCACCACCGCCCAGCGCGAATATCGGATGTTAT